TTACTGACGTAATCTGCAGGCAGATAACGTAGTTCTTCCTCCTTCCTACGCGCGGGCACCTTCAAAGCCCTCAGCTTCCCAAGATAAGAAAGCTGTTTCCAGACCTTCACAGATCTGTACGCGTAGGTCCGACGTACCCCGCCAACCGTTGGCTTGAATACGTCTCTCTTCTTGCCCCCTTCCCGACCGTGCTCCCACTGGTGAAGGAACATAGCTGTGGTCTCGTCGGGATCTAGCTGCCTCCGGACAGCTAGAAGCAATGTCGATGCCTGTGTGGGCGGCACCGGAAGACAGGTGAAGATCCTGTTCGACATTGACACTTCCCGCGCATGGGCGGGAAATGACTTGGGATGTAGCCCAAGCTGGGAGGGCAAGAACCCCCACTTCTTTCCGATTCGTGAGCGAATGAAAGCATTCGTCCACTCAACCGAGCCCCGAACAGCAGATGCGCCGTGCATCATACCGGGGTAATCAGAAAGAAATCCACCTCTCCGCAAGTGGCGAATCTCACGCCACTTACCCTTTGAACCTCTCAGAAATGCTGTTGAATTGATTTCGGCGACATTTTCTGAACGAATCGTCTTCAGATTGTTAAGCTTGTACCCGCTAGGGTAAGAAGACGCTTCGAGGTAAACGTTTGCCGAGACGAGCGTGTCGTCTCCGTTTACAAGGACATTCCCTTCTCTCTCGCCAAGAGCCCACTTAGCGGCGAGATACGAGTGAAGGGAAAGCAAAGGAAAAGAGAGGTAGCTCCCCATCATCTGTCCGTGCGATACTTCCTTCTCCTCTCCGCCGCAATCAATAATCGGTCGGAGTGACTGGAAAGCCCGTAGGCAAACCGGTCCTGGAATTTTCTGAGACTTTCGAAGCAAAGTCCCAAGTATCGCCTCCGTCACCTCAAGTGACAGGTTGTCTGTGGCACTTACCAAATCTACCGAGGTTTGGCAAGGATACGCACAGACAGATGATATTCTCTTCTCCGTCGGTGGTCCGACAAGACGCCATGGAAGCTTCATAAGATGACATTCCATCACCTTGTGAAGAGGCGCTAGTATTTCGACACTTTCATCATAGATTACTAGTGGTCTACTTTTCCCAGCGCTCATGACCGCCTTATACCGGGCACGTACTGGTTCATCGATAGGAATTGATTTACCAGTAAAGCACTGCCGACGGAAAGATCTCCCCTTGCCAGCGAAGAACAAATCTGCACGAGGTGCGTTCATTCTGGCCGTCGGGTTGGGACAATGACGCCAAACAAAATCGTCATAGTTCCTATCCCAACCGAAAGGGAAGATCTTCGAAACTTCCTTCCTAACAACGCGAAGGTAAGCCGAAGAGGAGGGGGGGGGTATGGAGAAAGCGTTCTCTTCCCACAGAGAACGCTCGGATGTCGCGCAACGAAGGCAACCTGCGGGCAGGTTGCGCTTAATTGAAGAGACGGAATGGGCTAATTCCCATCTCTCGTGCTTGCGCAGACGTTGCAAGGTCGAAAGCCCATCAATTGATGGCCTTTGGCGTCGGGGAAACTTGACGCTGGGCCTCTTACGGCCTTGCAACAGGAGGAAAGAGAGGAACCTTGATAGATCTTCTGATTTGAGATCCGGTAACTCAACGTATGGAATTCCATACTTGATCCGAATGAGTCTCAAACCATTAGAAATGGTCTCTCTTGTGTCGAGCTTCGCGCGAATGCACGAACGACACGTTTGAGCCCCTGAACCAGTGTTGGGTTTAACAGGGGCAGCGGTGCACTTCACAGTGGAAAGTGTGCCAGACGTCATCAGGGTAAGCTCTTGTAGCGCTCGGAGATGACGGGATCCTTTAACG